GGCAAGTATTCAAAACGATTTAGCAATACACGCATAAAAGAGATCATGCAAGAGATGGAAGAGAACCCCCACCCTACCGACTTAACAGACGAGCTAGCACTACTTAGAGGTAAGCTTGCCTTAATCATTGAGAACCTAGATAAATTTGACGACATTATTGATAAGTTTGAGAATGAAGACTTCTTTAGCGCAGATGAGGCTATGGCATGGAGGCAGGCAATACCGTCTATCAACAGCTCACGCCTCGAAGAATCAATAGCAAAAATAGCTAAGACCGAGCATGAAATAAAGGTAGGTATGAAGATGGTTATCGAAGTACCGCAAATAGAGGACTTTATGATAAGGGTAAGTAGAGAAATAGGTAATCATGTCAAAGACAAGGCTACAAGGCGAGCAATCGCAAGAGGAATCGAATCAGTACCACTTCTCACAGATAATAAGTGATACGCTTCTAGGTTTAGATGCACCACTAGGACATGCTGACGAGTGGGATAGGTGGTCACTTAACCCTGTTGAATTCATCCGCGATACCGTAAAGATATTTGACCCTAACAGCTTACCTTCGATGTTCCGCTTTGAACTGTACGACTTTCAAGAATATGCAATCAATGAATCGGTAACGATTGAAGTAACTATTGATGGTCGCCGTATCTATATTGAGAATGTAATGTGGGAGAAATCAAGGCAGATGGGTATGTCATGGACTGGTATGGCTATACAGTTATGGGGCTTACTATTTGATAGTGGCTGGGCTTCTTTAAATCAGAACCGCAAGGAATCAAAAGTAGATGATGGAGGCGAGGGAAGTACCACAGACTCCTTAATGGGTAAGCTACGTTTCATGTATGACAACCTCCCTGAATGGATTAAAGACTTCGCGCCGGTATCGTTCAAATTCTTAGAGGCAAGGAATAGAAAGACAGGGGCATTCGTACACGGTGAATCAGCTAACGTCAACTCAGGGCGTGGCGGTACTTATAAGATGGTATTTCAAGATGAGGATGCTTTCATACCTGCCAGTGAGATAGTGTTTGCAGCGGTTAGACATGGCTGTAAGCGCGGTATTATTAAGAACTCGACACCTAACGGTAAAGGTAATTGTTTCTATCGTATAAAGCAGTTAGAAAAGACGACATTTAAGAAGCTACGTTTCCACTGGTCGCAGCATCCTGTCTTTGGTCACGATCAGAGCGTGGTAGAAGGAAAGATAACTAGCCCGTGGTATGAAATCCAATGCTCAGACATGACGGTAGAGGATATAGCACAAGAGCTTGATATTAGTTATGACAAGTCAGTACAGGCCAGAGTCTTTCCAGAGTTCTCACAGGAGCAGAACGTACTGCGTGACCCTTTCCAAAAGGCTTATGACCCTGAGAGGGCGCTACACCTAGACTTTGACTTCGGAGTTAGTGACCCTACCTCAGTTGGATTTATGCAGATGTACGATGACACGATGGTATATATCGCAGAGTATGAATCAAGCGGTATCGTATCAGTCCATATAGAGGCCATTAAGGGCATTTTAAGCAGCATAGGCTATACAGGCAGGCGAGAAGACCTAGATTGTCATGGTGACCCGTCAGGCTCAAACACAGACCCTATCACAGGAACATCGGTCATTGCGGAATATGCAGAACATGGTATAATAATAAACCACGAACAAACCGGCGTTAAAGCTGGTATTGATAAAGTAAGAGTGAGGCTCAAGCAGCGAAAGATATTAGTAAACGAATCATGCCTACACACTATCAACTGTTTTGAAAATTGCAGATGGAGAACGGATAAGGCAGGAGGTGTCGTACCTGGACAAACAAAGTATTTACATGATTGGACATCACACGCAATGGACAGGATAAGATACAAGGTAATGATATTATTCCCAACCGAGGATAACAGCGAGGATGCCTTCTTACAATTTATGAGGGAAGAGGTAGAGGCAGGCGTTATCAATCCAGGGATGGGGACTACGGCGATGCTAGAGGGATTGGAGGAATAGTGAATGACCAGTACATAGCTTTAATAGGACAAGAAGAATTCAATAAACAATTAAGAGACGATAGGGGTAGGTTAATAAAAATGAGATGGATGGGAAGAAAAATTGGACTTAAACCCATAAAGCCATCAAAAAATGCCAGCTCGACTATATACCAACAGGGAACTATTAGCATAAAGGAGGATAATGAGATACAAGGGACGGCATAGAAAGAAAGGGCTAGTAGGCCATTTAATCAGGCAAGGCAGTTATGCAAGAATGTTTAGATCATATCCAGCAACGGGTTTTTGTTTCAGTTCAAGAATTGGAAGAAAGTATTATGACCGTTATCTTAGAGCGTATGGGATACTGAGTAGATTGGGAATATTTATGTACTATGTGAGAAAAGCTTAAATGCCAACCTACGAATACACCTGTGAGAATAAGGATTGCGAACTAGAAAGCATTGAGAGAATAGCTAGGGTAGCCGATAGAGGTAAAGCTAAGTGCTATTGCGGTCAGCCCCTCAAGCTAAAGATATCACTAAGCTATCTTGACAGATCAGGGATACCGAGTAGGAATGTGAGGGAGGAATAAGAATGGAACAATATAAACAAATGTATGTAGTAGGCCAGCGAATAGACGACAAGGAATGGCATATACAGGGAGTCTTCGACGATAAGCAAATGGCCGAGGATGCTTGTAGAACTGTTGATTATTTCGTGGGCCCGTTAGTTCTTAACAACAACCTACCGCATGAGAAGGTTGACTGGGAAGGGTGCTGGTATCCGAGGCATGATGAGGCGGAGCCGGTTGACACTGAGAAGGGATGCTTGCGTCACGATGGGATAGTGAGGCCGTGGAGATGCGAAAACGGAAGTCAGCATTCTGATAGGTGTTGTGACACTTGTTGGAACGACCATCCAGACGACAGGTTTAAGATGGGTCGAAAAGACAGGGAAACACGGGCGAAGGCTATGGAAGTTTGGAAATACGAGAGAAACAATACACTTACTTTTAGAGTGAAAGGAAAGTAATCTATCCCGTCGGTGGAGATAGTTGAATTAGTAAAGCTCACAGCATTGACAATCAAGCAGTAAAAGGGGAGGGAAATGACAGCAACATCAAGTAGCAGAGGGAATCGTTTAACGTATAACGAAGAAACGGACAAATATTATTACGATGATGGAACGGAATATCAATACAATGATAAAGTTCCATGCGCTAATTGTGGAGAAGCCCCAACCAAAGAAGGGCATGATGCTTGTCTAGGAACTCTTAAGGGCGTAGAGTTTGCTTGCTGTGGTCATGGAGTAGAGCCAGGGTATGTAGTAAGGGAAGGGCAAGTAAGGCCGGAGGTATTGAAATGAAAGAACAAATAATACAAGCCAATATAGAAACTTTAAAAAGTATTGAGAAGAAAGTTTTAGAAGAAAAACGTAATCCTCTTTATGGGAAACTTCTCTATGGAGACCCAAACAGAAAACGACCGACGTTGTTTAATTGTCGATGTTCAATAAAAGTGGAGGAATAGACATGGAAATAAAAGTATTTATTTGTGATTTAGATAGGCTATGTGACCATTTCACCGAACACGATTGCGATATTAAAGAAGAAGAAAACTGTAAATCAGTTGTTGCAATCATTAAGGATGAGTAAAGTGAGCGACATATACAAGCTTCTAAGAACACTAAACACACTAAAGGCAATCGGAAATGGTAAGATATTCAATAGGGTAATAAACATATTTATCGGTCGAGGCGTTGGCAGGATGTGGCGGAGATGACACTAACCAAGTGCAAAGTAAACGGCTTATCCAGAATGTATCAACCTCAAACCATAGGCCAGCTATTAAAGCGTTACCAAGACAACCCCGATCATGTCATACTAAACGGAGAGATAACTAAGGACTTCGATTACTTGATACGGGAGAAAGATAGCATTGATTGGCAAGGGGATAAGGGATGAAAGAAGAAACATATCCAGTTAGTTTAAAAACATATATTGAGGAATGTTCTGGTGAGTGTCATAGACCTTGTAGACCTATTGATCGACCTAGAATGAAGATAGATGGTAAAGAGGTATTTGTTAAGCAGAAGATAATTTATGCAAGTATTACCGACCACCCAACCAAGGAGTAGATGATGGCAGACATTTGAAGAAAATGAAAGGTTTAAAGTAGAATATAAAAAAGAACGTGTGTTTAAGCCTTATCAAATCATAGATAATGATTCTGATACTGATATAGATTTAGTAGATTCTTATGTGACTAAGGACGAAGCGTTGCTTAATAGAGATAGATTAAATAGAGTTTACACAGAGGGACTAATAACGGGCAGGCTTTAAGGGCTAACACTAAAGGAGTAGAGGGATGAAGTACAGAAAGAAACCAGTAACAATTGAAGCAGTTGAATTTACTGGAACTAACTATGACGAGTGTATTGAATTCTGCGAGAACTCGTATTGTCCAGACTCCCGTGAGGTAGGGTATCGAGACGAGAGCCTCATTATTAAGACTCTTGAAGGAGAAATGCTTTGCAATGTCGGAGACTTTATCATTAAAGGTGTTGAGGGTGAGTTTTATCCTTGCAAGCCAAGTGTCTTTGACAAAACTTATGTAGCCCTCTCCAACCAAAAGGAGAAGTCGTGAGTAAAGATGAACAAATAAGCTGGAGAGTACCGACACTATTAACACTAGAGTGTTTTCCAGGTAAACAATACTTAGATGAAAAATATCGTACTGAGCCGATACCTAAAGAGTTATTGAAGCCTGATTATTCAAGCGTTCCAATGGCTGAAGAAATGATAAAAGTTTGTAAGAAAAGACTTGAAAATAAGTTTGGAATTTCTTTTAAGGAAAAGTAGGGGTAATGGCTAACTATCTAAAGTTTTTGAAATCATATAATAAATTTATTGAGGGTTATAAGTTATTTCTGACTAACCAACCCTAACCGCTTTAAGGGAAAGGAGAGATTATGGATAGAAAGAGATTTATAAAAACGCTAGGCATAGGCGCTGTAGCTATATTTGTTATGCCTGTAGAGCTATTAGCGGAACGAACGCCAGCCATAGAAGAAGTCGCAACACAAGACAAGTGTGATTATTGTGATAAAGAAATAACTAAAGATTATTGCTTCATTAAGGAAGGTGGTGAAATATACCAAGTTCATTATGAACATAAAGGCAAAAAGGATTGCTTGTATGGACAGTGGGATAAATTAGGAGTAATTGTTGAAGAGAGCGTTTGGAGTGTCGAAATGGATACTAGCGGTAAGCATTTTGTATTCGAGTTGAGTAAAGACAACACTAAGGCTGAATGACCATGAATGAATGCTACTGCCTAAAGGAAAACGAAAGACCAATCAAATGCGGGGATAAATGCCCTAGAGTATTCGGCCTTGAGAATATGCTTAACAACCGAGAGATCATTGATAACATGGACGAAGAGGATATTGAGAAAGCTCAGATTGAATTCTTAAAACAGCTAGTGCCATGCCATCATCAGTATTGGGTTTAGATGAATAGGCGATTTGGGTTAGTGGTTATTTCATGTTTGCTAATTGATGTGGTGATAGGTTATTATATTTGCGATATTCTACTTAGGTGAATATGATAATCCTTAAACGTGAACAGCATAAGAATACGGAGTCAGTCGAAAGGCTGACTATTTTAATGGAAGGTATCAGATGGAATGTGTGATATCAAACGATGCTCTAGAGTTTCTACGGAGTACAGGAGTTCCGATAAAGGGAAGCAAGGTATACAACATCAAGATTGAACCCATTAACTTTGACGCTAAAGAAGATATCAAAACAATAGCAGGTAAGATTAAAACAAAGATGACAAGGGATGAACATGGTTCTGGTTGTATCTAAAGAGATTATGGACATTATAACGAGTCCGCCTAATGTCTAGGTTCCAAGGATTTCTTGAAGCAATAGGTATGTCCACCGTTTTGGAGGGCATGGGATTTGTTAAGGTTGATGAGGAAGCTGATAAAGCAGCCTCACTAGAGCGTATTCACGGGGCGATGGGGCCAGGAGAAGGATATGCGTTTGACCCTCAGAGATATCGAACATCGTTTAATAAGGGTAAGAGCGTAGAGCTAGCAGGACGGTTAAGCCCTCAGCAACTTAGAAAGCTATGCACTATCTATCCCATTGCAAGGGCTTGTATCAATTTAAGGTCATCTCAGATTACTCAATTAGATTATCGGATAATCAGCCGGACGGATGCTAAGAAGCAAGCACCGGAAGCTATTAGTAATTTCTTTAGAACAGGACTAGGCAGCGGGGAAAGGTTTAGGCACTGGATAGATAAGTGCTTAGAGGATTTAATGTGTTTAGATGCAGTGACGATTGAAAAGCAAAGACAGGTAAACGGAAAGATAGTAGCGTACCTACCTATTGATTCAGCCACAATAAGACGAGTAGTGACCGAGGCAGGCTTTACCCCTCAACCTCCTGATAACGCATATGAGCAGATTATCAGAGGCGAGAAGATAGCCGAGTGGACTAAAGAAGAAATGATATACGATATGTTGAACCCTAAGACTCACGGCCCTTATGGAACCGCACCGATGGAAAGTCTTATCTTAGTCGTAACAGGAGCATTAAAGGCAGATAGCTATAATCTCTCATTCCTAACAGAGGGCAACGTGCCAGAGGGCTTAATATTCCTTGATGAGTCAATCAGCAAAGACCCTGCTAAGCTAAAGCAATATCAAAACTGGTTCGATTTGTTTCAAGCGGGCGATCATAAGATGATGAGACGTTTAAAGATGATGCCTAAAGGTAATTACGTTCCCACCAAGAAACCCGAGGATATGGCATTTGAGGAATTTCAATTATGGCTACTTAGAAATACCTGTGCAATGTTCGGGGTTATGCCTGACGCTATCGGCTTTACAATGGACGTTAATAGGGCGCAGGGGCAACGTAACGAAAAACAAGGGGTAGATAAAGGACTTCTACCGCTGGCTAACTTCTTTAAGGAGATATTCGATGACATCCTTTTTGAGATGGGCGCAGGCGAATGGACATGGAAGTGGACTTCACTTGATATCAGGGATAGAGATATTGAATCTAAGATAGCTGCAAGGATGATACCGCTGGGAGCAATGAAGATAGGGGAATGGCGAGAGAAAGAGGAACTAGAGCCAGTTGATATACCTTTATTTATGAAGACAGCATCGGGGCCGGTATTCTTCGACGACCTAATCAATAATGGAAGTACAACAGTTTCAGGCTTAGACGCTCAGCGAGGGGAACTAGAGAAGTGGCAAAAGAAAGCTCTCAACGATTTCAATAGGGGAATGGTCAAGCGGGAATTCCAATCAGACGTTTTACCGAAAGAAATAATGATAGAGATACAAAACGACTTAAAGCGAGTAGATAATAAGTCAGATATCAAAGAACTGTTTAAACGCTTTCTAAGCTTAGATGGAAAGAAGTTAATGGCAAAGACCGACAATGATGTTATTCGTGTAGCAGAGGACTTGTATAGTTCACTGACACAGTACCAGCACGAGAGGGATACACCCTCGGTGGTCATGGTGGAGCAGAACAGAGAAGAATAGTAATGGCTAGACTAGGATTTACTAAAGAAGACGGATCAGGCGCTAGGGCTAAAGTTGATGCTCTCCTTAGTCTTTTTACATCAATAAAGGATTCTGTTTCAGGAAAGACCGTAGCGGTTAATAGTGCTAGACAATTATCTGTCGCTGACCCCCTCTTGGAAATATCAAGAGATAATGTAACAGGTCAATCGTCAGAGAATAAATTTGGTAGGAATATAGAGATTGATTCGGGCGTTACCGCCGATATATGGGACGGTGGACACACCGTAGCAAGTGGTGGTACTTCTCTTATCTGGGTAGCTCCTACGGCTGCTAGAATACATACCATAGCTTCTACAAGCGCCGCAGACGATACAGGCAGTACAGGGGCAAACTCAATAATTGTATCTTATCTTCCCGATTGGGATACGGCGGAAACTACCGAGACTGTCACAGGAGATTTAAACGCAGGAATAGCAATGAACAACGCTGCAGTTATGATAAACAGGATGGAAGTTATAATTCAATCAACTTCTACCATTATAAACGCTGGCGTGATAACAGCCACGGCTGCAACAGACTCAACAGTAACAGCCATCATAAGGGTAGGCCAAGGGCAAACACAAATGGCTATATATGGAGTCCCTTCTATCCAGAAGTTAAAGATGGGTAGGTTTTACGCAAATGTGAATAAGGCTGTAGGTGCAGCAGGACTTTTAGATATAACTCTACTTGCAAATACCGCACCGGATACGAACACCGTGCCGTTCATAACAAAACATACCTTTGGATTACAAACTGTCGGAACGTCAGCATTTACGATTCCTTACTACGGCCCAAAGAAGATAGATGGGCCATGTATCGTTAAGGTTCAGGCAGTCAGCGATACTAATGATATGGATGTGTCGGCAGGATTTGATTTTGTCGTAGTAGATAATTAAGGAGAAACATGGCAATCGTAAATACATTAAAAGGAACAGCACAAGACTTTACTGCTTCATGGGTAGACTATGGGCCAGTAGTGAGCAGTGACGGATTTGATAATATGACAATCTGGATAGATATAGACATAAACAATACTCAGGATGCTCGAATAAGAATATTAGCTATGCACATTAGCGGAGGCGATGAGTACGTTCATGCAATAGAGAAAACAACTCCGTCCGTAATAAATGTAGAAGACGAATATTTTGAGTTTACAACCGATGAAGATAAAAAACGAGTTCTCAAGATTGCGCTCGATGGTGTAATCCCTTGTGTGCAAGTTCAGATACAGGCAGGGACGGTTGGCGCAACGGCTGGTCAAATATTAGATTCTAAATATATATTGCAATAATATAGACAACTAGGAGATTAGATGAGTGACGGAGTACCTAAGAGATTCGATATAGGTTTAAAAATAACTCTAGCGACTGGCATGAACTTAGCCGGTCAATCTGGCGTATTCATCAGGTTTAAAAAGCCTAGTGGTACTGAGGGTCAATTTACCGCAACCATAGAAGACTCAGCGGTAGGGACCATCTCTTATACGACGACCTCTACATCAGACATAGACGAAGCAGGGGAATGGATATTTGCATCTCATGTCACGTTCACAGGTGGAAATGATCTTGAGGGTAACTGTATAAATCAAAACGTCAAGGATAGGTTGTAGGAGGTGAGATTATGAAAGATAGATTAGATGAATTCTTAGGAATGGATGGGATTCTTGAAGTCACCGTTCTGAATCGTAAAGGAACTAAGTCTCATTCTGTAATGAAGAATACTATCGTAACCGCTGGCAAGAATTGGGAAGCTGCTTATCTAGGTGATTCGCCTCCTGCTAATATGGGATGGATAGCCGTAGGAACGGGAACCACCGCAGCGGACGTAGCAGACACCGCATTAGAAACGGAACTAGATAGGAATACAGCGACTAGGGCGGTAGCTTTGAATGTAATCAGCTATTCAGGACTGTTTACCGCAGGAGAAGCGACGGGAGCTATTACAGAGTATGGCTTACTAAATGCTTCATCGGGTGGAACTATGTTTAGTAGAAGCGTTCAGTCAGTTAAAAACGTAGGTGCATCAGATAGCCTTCAGGTTGTTTGGCATCAGACGAAGGGATAGGTAATAAGATGGCTGATGAATTAAAAATTAAATATCCATTATCAGGATATACTACTTTAGAATCTAAATACGGTTTTGCTATAGCTTGCCGAGAGAAATTAAGACTAGAACATAATGCAAGGGGTGCAAAATATAAAGCAGGAACTATGACCAGAGAAGAATGGTCTAGTTATCTTGTAAACGAGTTTAATCCTAAAATGGCAAAGATATCAGAGGATGAGCCGAATCTTTTAGAACAGATAAGGGCTAAGTATATGCCTGATGTGGATACGAAAGAAATCTAATGGTACTGGAAAATTTTACAACCTATAACGAAGTAGATGGTGACGGTGATTTTACTATTACATCGTCAAAAATTGATGTAGTTACTATGGACAGAGGAGCGGTCAGTTACGTCAGTAAAGACTTTGGCGCTAGTCATTTCGGTGATTTTGAGCATCTCTTTGAGTTTTTTGCTAATTCATCAAGTGGTGACAACTGTCATTGTTGGGTAGGCGTTCAAGATACCGTAGGGACGGTTGAGGATTGGGTAAATGGGCTATCTTTTCTTTATACTCAATCCACTGGAGGCTTTGCGGACTTTTTCGCTTACAGGACAGTATCAGGAACAGATACAGCAGGCACTAGCGTTCGCCTTAGTAGAGACACTTTATACTATGGTAAATCCGTTAGGTCAAGCGGTACTATCACACATTCATTTTATACTGACTCAGACAGAACATCTTTAGCTGGTTCATGTTCACAAACAGGTGGACCGACAGGAGGATTAAGGTATTACGAGCCAATAGTTTCCAGAGAAGTTAATGGAGGCTCTTTATTATTCACGGGTTTTATACAGAACGTAGATTTGCAGGATGTAGCAGCAATCATATTCAATCAAGAGATAAACGAAACGCTTACGATTAGTGAGTTGTTTGGCACGATACCTACGTCGCTATTTAACGAAACTACTACTCTGTCAGAAACTCTTAAGATAATAGCTACGACCCTATTAGATGAGAGCACCACGTTAAGTGAAGAACTAATAACTAAGATGACAACCCTATTCGCTGAGACCTTATCTTTATCTGAGCTGCTAGATACTATCATTCCAGGAGAGGTGCAAGTAACGCTAAGTCAAGAAATAAACGAAGCTATTGCCTTAACTGAAAGTCTCATTACTTCTATCATATCTGTATTTTCAGAGACACTTGCACTTTCTGAGGTTCTTGAATCAGTCATTACTTCAACCCAGGCTTTGTTTTTTAAGAACGTTAGACTTAATTCCCATATAGCTAAAGAGATAACTCTTAATAGCCATCTAGTAGGCCACTGATGAGTGTTATCCAAACAGACTTGAAACTTTATAAGTGCACTAGTATTCCTACAGATGATTCTAGCATAGCAGGAGGAGCAATTACAGGAACTGAAGTTACTGCTCTTGGTGACCTATTTCCTTCTCTAGATGCTACTGCAAATGCTGACGGGGGTGCTGATAAAAATTACTATGCTAAGGTCTTCTATAAGAATGATAATGCTGACACCGACCTAACAAGTTCCAAGGTTTACATTAAGAACGCTTTAGATGACCCCTCAGGAGCTACGGTAATAACAATAGTTTCAGACAGTGCTAGCGATGACGGAACTAAGCAAGTCGCTATCTATGGTGAAGATGGCTCTAATAACGCCCTAGTCGAGAGAATAGCACTAGATGGGACTACGCCTGTAGTCGGTTCTACCTCATTTACTAAAGTATGGCGTGTTCAATTAGAATTACTTAATCAAAGGAATACATTGACGACCGCAGCGGGGCAGATAGACGTTAAGGAAAGCTCTACAATTTTGGGTAGCATGTCAATTGGAGATAGTTGGGCTACGGCAGAAATACAAATAGGCTTAGAAGCCTTGCTTGATGACACCAATACGACAACAAACAGATTGACAGCCCCAGGAGGAATTAGCTTTACTCGACCCAATAGCTTAGCAGAGGGCTTAGACGTTGCTAATTCAGGTGCTTTGTCTTTTGGTCACGAGCAAGGGATATGGATAAAAATGATTGTATCCAGCGGTATCGGTACGCTCCCAACCGCAGGAGAGATATTTGACATTGTTTTAAACGGCGTGTCTGGCGGTGGTGCTTAATGGCTTCCGCTATCTCCGAATTTGATAAAGAAAAGATAGGTACTTTTGATACGACAATATCAGGCACGACAGTTTCAGGTACTTTATCAGAGTTTACAGTTCCCATAAGAATAAACTCAACAACATGGCCTACTTCCGCAGAGAGAGATAACTTTTTCGGGTCTTGGAACGTGAGCGGCATGATGTGTCAATTCTTTGACCCAAACAGATATAAAGAATTATCTTTTGAAGTCGAATACTTCGATGCTCCAAGCGAAACGGCTTTATACCACTTAAAACCTTTAGAAATAAAAGGTGATGTGGTCGCTAGTGGTTTTATCTTAGCTTACATGAACTCAGGAGGAACTAGCCCTAATCCTATTCAGGTAGATAATAAGAATGGTTCTTGGGATGAGCATTGCAGGATGGTTCAGCACCTTGGAGATAACTCATTTTCTGGAAGTACGGCTATAGACTCTACAGCAAGCGGTATGGATTTAACAGACAATGGAACTGCGGATATAGCAGGGATAGCTAGAAGAGGCAGAGAATTTGATGTATATACTGATAATTTAATTACGTCAGCGCCAATAAGGTATGAAACAAATGGTTTTACTTTAGAAATGTTTTTAAATTTTGACGCTATGGGCAGCGATGATATGTATTTATTTTTTGCTGACGCTGGAGGAGCCACAGAAACTTATTCATTTAGAGTTTTGAACTCTGACAACAAGTTAATATTCTTTCTGCGTGATAGTGACAATAATACAATATTCAGAAAGAGCAATGCTGTGTTAAGTGCTGGAATCACTTATCATGTTGCAGCTGTATTCGAAAGAAACCTTAGAACTTGTCATATATATATAAATGGAGCTTTAGATGAGGATACAGTAACAAGCTCTCTAACAACACAAACAACAGCTGTAGTTAATCCCTTAGGAAATGTAAAGATAAGCAACACGCCGACATCCGTTGAAGGCAGGGGGATAGATGGCTGGGTTGATGAGATAAGAATTAGCGACACTCCGAGAACTCAACACTGGTTGAATTTAACTAATTACTCTTTTCGAAATGATGATTGGATAGAGTGGGGGGCAGAACAAACCCCAACTGAAGGGGGAGACCCTTTTTTAAAAGATGAGTATTGGGATGATTACAATATTCAATCAAGAGACTCTAACCTTGCTATAAAAATAAAAGAGCCTACTAGCCGTACATTAACGCTAAGCCCAAGAGGGTCGGGCTTTCCCGATAAATACAGAGTTTCGTATAATGCTCCTATCAGGGAGGCTGATGGAAAGTTTAGATTATGGGTAAACGGCTCAGACAATCAAGAAACATTGCCAGGTGGATTAGGATATAGGGCTGTTCTTTACTTTGAGTCGGATGATGGAGAAATCTGGACAGCTCCCGATCTAAAAGCTGACGGCGATTATTTAGGTAGAACTAGAACTGAAGACATGACATTTAATTCGTCAGCTAATAATAATATTGTTTGGCTCCCTACAGCTGAATCACCAAAGGGATTGAATAGACTTTATGTCACCAGAGATGATGATGAAGCCGACTCTGATAAAAGATATAAGATAATGATAGGTGGATTGCTTGTTTCTCATTCAGCTCAAAACTATTTTTCAGCTGATGGAATAAATTGGACTTTTGGCCCTGACAATCCTCAATATATAAACGGGGAACGACCAGACCCTAGTCCTGAGGGGACTGGAGAAGACTTCACAACGATAGCTAAGAATGAATTGACAGGTGAATGGGAAGCTTATAACCAACTTACACAAAGTCCTGACGATGGGAAAAGATATTGGGGTGCTGCCATATCCAAGGATGATTTTGATACGTTTCAAGTAATAGACGACATACCTAATGACTTTGACGGGCATTCTCATGGCGGTTTATTTATTTATAGGAATGGAGTTAGGATATGGTTTACGGAAGATTGGCAGTTTATTCCTGTTAACAACAGAACAGTTATAGGTGTAAAAGTTAAAAGCAGCAGGACTATGCACAACCTTAACTATATTGAAGATTTATATATACTTCCATTAGGTGACCCAGGAGATGGTGATGAAGGATTCATATTAGCTCCAGGCGGGTTAACTTTCAAGAATGAAACTAAAGAACACTGGCTTTACTATGGAGGCATGCCAGTAGACCAAACAGACGTGGGTTGGCCTACAACAATCGGCAAGGTGTTTATAGCTAAGTGGCCTGTTGATGGATTTACCCAATTAGAATTAACGAGCGGAACTACGGCGACATTAGTTACAGAACCGATTGGTGATACATTAAGAGGGGATAAATCTTTATGGCTAAACTATACAGCTGGCGGGGGAGAGAATATAAAGGCGGAGTTGCTAGCTTTAGACGGAACGCCATTAACGAATTATACACTTGCGGACGCAGACGCTTTAACAGGTGAAGATTTTGACGCTGAAGTTACTTGGAACGGATCACCCCTTATTAACTTAACTCAGAACTTTAAAATTAAGTTTTATTTCACGGGGGCTGGCGTTCAATTAAGGAGCAGAAACTTTAAAGATAGCGGTACGGTGGAGCAATCAAAAGACGTTATATTTGATTATCAAGGAATAGTAGGCAGCGGAAAAGCCTTAATAGATGGGTTTCAATCCCCGTTAACAGAAAGTATACTGGTGAGATAATGAAAACATTGATACTAGATTTATACCCTACGAACATACCCTTCGTCATACAAACAACAGATGCAACGGGGGACAAGACTAATCCTAGTGCGGATAACTTAATTGTCTACGAAGAGGGAGGGGCAGATACTTCTTTTGACTCTACCGAGATAACAGGTTCGCCATTTGACCCCGCTCAAGTTAATTCTAAGACAGGTTTATGGGGTGTGATGATACCTAAGTCGGCTTTTACGTCAGGACGCTTTTATATCGCTCTGTGGGAAGTAACGGTAGATAGTGTAACGACTGCTAAGAAGGAAATATATTTTGCTGTTGACGCAGCAGACTTTAAAGCGACCGCAGCCCCGACCGCAGCCGCAAACGCTGATGCTGTATTAGATGAGTTAGTAACTGAACATCTTGTAACCGACTCGCTCAGTGTCGTACTTCAATCAGCCAATAACTTAGCAACTACAATATCAGGTTCGGTATATCAATTTCAAAAGAATACGGCTAGAGCTGGATTTCCATTTCCAATACTGACCGCAGCCGGTGAGCTTGTAACAGGCGCAACGGTAGCAGTAGAACTTACTAAGGATGGGGCTGCTTTTGGTGCAGGCGATAACTCGATAAGCGAGATTAGCGATGGTTGGTATAGTTATGACTTCTCATCAGACGACGTAAACGCTAACAACATAGGATTTAAAGGAGTGCCGACAGGGGGAAGCGCAACTGGTATAGCAACGAACTTTACCATAGTAACGCAACCGTAGATGTTTAATTGGGGATTGTTACAGAAATACATATCTAAGAGCGTAAATTTTTGGGGCGGTAGTCAAGCTGTGTCTGCTCCTGTTGTTATTGGAGAGATAACTCTTAATTCCCATATAGCAACGGCACTTAGCTTAAACTCTCATCTAGCAAAGGAGATATCACTTGTCAGTCACATTGATTGAGAACTTAGGAGAGATTAGACGCTCATCGTTAAAAGTCCTTCTAGTTGCCCGTAGAGAGAACCCCACCCTTGATGTGATAGAAGGTACCCCAAAGTATAGAAGGTTCCTTAGTAGGCTACTAGGAGCCTTTAAGCAACAGATTAGAGAGCTGACTAAGAATCAAGCCTTCATAGCTGCTTTGAATGACGGGGATATAGGCTCGATAGGTAGGCTTATGAAACCTTTAGACTTCTTTTTCCCCATCGAAGAATTTGAAGCCTTTTTAATATGGGCTGCGGAGTTCGGCACGATATCGGCAAGAGATAAGATAATAATAACCCAACAGACAAATAGACTGGAACGCATAAAGGTTGACTCCTCGGAGGGTTTTGTATCTAAAGAGGCTGTCACCCTAATTAGGCAGAGAAGCCCTATATCATACGGCGAGATGGATGAGAGTACCCTTAAGCAAATCAGTGGAGTAATCGCTAGGGGCTTTAGAGATGGACTAAACACCGATGATACAGTTACTAATCTGACTAGAAAGTGGAGTACCTTATCGGCTCACAAAGCTGATGTGATGGTAAGGACTGAGATAGCTTTTGCGGTATCGGCAAGTGAGAATTCACAATTTAAGGATTTGGGTGTAATTGCAACCACTTTTACAACTGTTGGCGACGACAGGGTGTGTCCCGTGTGTTTTCCTCTTGATGGTACGACCATACAAATAAATGGAAAGTTTCCTGTTGAGGGTGGTTTTGGTAATCAAGAATTTCCACCCTTGCATTTCTTATGTTATGACGACAAAACAGAACTTTATACAGACGAAGGCTGGAAAGATTTTAGCGATTTAAAAGGAAACGAAAAAGTTTTAAGCCTTAATCCTGAAACATTTGAACTTGAATGGCAACCATATATTCGTCAAGTCAGATATTCATACAAAGGAAAGATGATTAGCTTTAAAAGTAGAGGCTTGAACTTACTAGTCACGCCAGACCATCAGATGTTTGTTGGCGCAAGAGTTGATAGGGGTAAAAAAGGGCGTAACGTAGAATGGGATTTTGTTAAGGCTCAAGAGCTAATGGAAAAAGTAGAATTTAGAATACCTCGAACAGGAAAATGGACAGGTAAAAGTCGAAAGTCAATAAATATAAATGGCTTAAAAATAGATGCAAAGACCTTTTGTTATTTTATGGGATATTATTTAAGTGAAGGTTCGACGGTCAAAAGAGGCGACAACTGGTATCAGACAAGCATACATCAGCAAGGCGATGAAGGCCGAGATTATATATATGAGCATATTAAAGAGATGCCAGTTAAAGTTAATAGAGGCGTAGATAAAATATATATAAATAATGTTCAATTAGGAAAGTATCTAAAACAATTCGGTAAGAGTTTTGAAAAGTTTGTACCTAAAGAGATAAAAGAACTTGATAAAGATTTAATCGGTATATTCTTAGATGCTTACTGTTATGGTGACGGCTATACAGCAACAGCCAAATGGTCAGAAAAGAACTTAGTTTCTACGGCTAGGCGTTATTTTACTAGCAGTAAGAAAATGGCAGAGGATATAGGTGAGCTGCTTTTAAAGTTCGGTAAACATCCATCATTTCGTTGCGATCCGACTAAAGGCAAGGAGCAGAAGTTTAGTAACGGAACTTATATTATCAACCACGACACATGGGTTGTTTTTGAATGTCATTCTAAGACGGCAATTGGAGGCAAGGATGCAAGTCACGGTGTTGTAACTGAAGAGGTTGATTATGATGGCGAGGTTTTTTGTATAGAACTTCCCAAAAATCATGTGTTCTGGGTTAGGAGAAATGGTCAAACGGCGTTCTCTGGTAATTGCAGATGCTACACCATGCCAGTATTCCAAGATATCAGCGTAGACATCCTAGACCTACCCGCAGGGCCGAAGCCTAAGAGCTTTATAACCCCATCCAAGCTAAGGAAACCTAAGAAGCCAGCACCGACCAAAGAGCTTCAATCAGTACCAGTCGAGGCAGGGGTGACAGGAGAACCGCCAAGTGATAATATATAGTAATCGGAGCAAAGGAGCAGCATGGATGATAAGGTTCTAAGGATTGTTACGAGTTGGGGAAGCTGGTTAATGACAGGTTTAGCCATAGCCCTTCTTTCTACCAAAAGTTATGACCAAGCAATATTTACGATGCTATTAGCTATATGGTTTCAGCTAAGGAGCAATAGATGGAGCAACTAACCACCGCCCTATGTGTACCCGTAAGAGGCCAGCTAAACGAGACTAAGGGCGTTCACGGCCTGTTTAACGACTACTTCATGGGAAAGGTTTACATAGCCGACTCCCTACCTACCTCTGAATCAGAGAACTTCTTTAGGAAGCTATACGGGCGGCGGTTAAAGTATCTGTCTATGGAAGGTTCGTTTATCCTTAACCAGCTTAATTCAATGTGGAAAGAGGCCAGCGAGGATATAGTTATCTATACCCATAACGATGTTTACTTATATGGCGATTGGGAAACTCAGGTTAAAGACGCTTTCGCTAACCCCGAAGTAGGATTTGTAGCAGCTATCGGAATGAGGGGAACGCTAGCCGGTGGCGGTCGCTTAGATATTATGAGCAATATGTTGGAGGCAGAGGTTCACGGTAGACGTTCCACGAAAGAGGAATTTATAACTCATGGGGATGGATTCTTTCTAGCGTTTAGGCGTAAGGCTCTGTTTGATGTAGGGGGATTTGATGATAAAGACTATGTAAGATTCCACGGTTGGGATCGAAACATTGCCATGCAGATGATTGAAGCAGGCTTTAAAGGAAAGTATGTACCTATCTCATGCCATCACAGAAGCGGAGTAACAGCTTGCGGAAATGAATATCAAAACGCCGTTAATGAGATACGAGGAATTTCTGAGGGTGGAGACAAGCTAGATCACGACCATAACATGTATGAAGTGTTTAATAAGAAGTGGGGCGACAAGCTACCCATTATGGTAGACGAAGAGGGCAATTTAATGGAAGGGCCGAGTCAATGGGGCGATTTCAAGAATTGGCACAAAAAGAATGACTAATCTTTTCGATGCTTTAAGCCATGACAAGGGTGACAGAGCCATTGTAGGTTATCGAGGCTATTATTAAAAACATCCCCATCCATATGATGACAAACTATTTCCCGATGACGTGACTTTTGGAGGCCACAATCGACGCAGACATGAGGGCGATGCTTGGCGAGAAGATATCTAGCTATACCTCTCGATGTATTTTTCTTTCTTTCCTCAGCGTTCATCGGAGGCAAGGGGTTTCTCTTTCTGATAGCTTTCATTCTTGCATTGTTCTCTTTTTTGTGACTTTCATTATATTTGCGCCAGATAACTTTACGTCTTTCGGGGTTGTTGGCTGCCCAATGTTTGTCATTGCAGGGCTTAGAGCAATATTTTTTAATGGAGTAAACACTTTCAATGGGTTCGCCGCATTGAAGGCAGTTACTATGATGAACTTTAGAGGGTTGCTTATTCATAGTAACTATCATATTATAGTTATGACAGTTAGTCAATAAAGGAGCAGTAGCATGAAGTTTGAGAGAAAAAGCGGAACAGTTGAAGCGGTACGATTAAATCAAGACATATCTTTTCCTGAAGTTGTCTTTAACGGAAATGGGGAGCCATTCCACCGAACCGGACTAGCAGGCAATTGGTTAGTTATAGATGATGAGCTTGGATGCCAGTTTATTTATACAGACGATGAGTTCACAAGGCTTCATAAGAAACTTAAGGAAGCCAAGTGAAAACCTTTGAAGAAATATGGAGCTTATCAGAAACCATAACAGGGGCTTTTGACAAGAGAGAAGCGGAAGCGGTTTATAACACTGTCAAGGATTTAGGCGAGGATAACTGCGTAGTCGAAATAGGTTCTTATCTTGGTCGCTCATCATCAGTAATCGGTCAGGTTGCTAAAGATAAGGGATTTATATTCTATTGTATTGACCCTTTTGTTGAAACGGCTATTAAAGATTTTATGGCTAATATGTTGAGGGTTAATGCTGGCTATGTCCTTTTCAATAAAACCTCTGTCGCTGCTAATGTCGATTGGAAAAACGGCACTTACCCTAAGATTGATTTCCTACTTGTAGACGGTGGACACCATTACCCCGAAGTTAGAAATGATTGCCTGCTATGGCTACCCCTTTTAGTTGACGGTGGTACGGTTGCTTTCCATGACTATCAATCCTCTTGGCATGGTGTTAAGAAAGCTGTTGATAAGTATGTCACGGGCAGCTTTGGATATAACGAGACAGTTGTTTCCATGAAGATGTTTAGGAAATATAATGACTAGCCCCCTAGTAACCGTATTCACTCTAAGCTATAACAAGCCTGACTATGTGGGTGAAGCTATTGTCTCGGTATTGAATCAGACGTTTAAGGACTTTGAGTATGTCATTGTTGAGAACTCAACCGATAAGATAACTAGAAAGATAGTTCGTTGGTACGATGATGACCCACGAATAGAAATAATTGACAAAGACTTTGAGCAGCAAATAAGAGCTAGCTTTAATATTGAGAGCATTATAAAGAACGTCAACTATTCGTCAGCTAACGGCAAGTACATCTTATTCCTAGCCGACGACGACATATTAAAACCTAATTGCCTAGAAGAACATATCAAAGACTTTCAAGCCCACGAAAAGCACAGGGCTAACTATCACAGCGTCGAGTGTCAGTTCGCTAACGGCGTGGATACCTTACTCAAAGCAGAGGCGACATTTAATAAGGAATATAAACCCTATTGCAAAACGGATGGGGGAGCAGTCATGTTTGAAACCTCGTTATTTGACAAGCTCTTTTTCGATACCGACCTTAAGAACGCAGCGGAGAGTGACGGCCTTTTCTTAAATCAATTAGTAGAACTAACCGACATCCACCCAATAGATAAAGTCCTATCAATTAAACGGATAACACCTATATCAAATTACAATAAGAGTGAGGGGAATAGATGGCAAAAGTAGGAATCATATTACCAAGCTTTGAGAAACCCATGTTTGTACTGGACGCTATCAACTCAGTTATCAATCAGACGTTTCAAGATTGGGAATTGCTGATAGTTGAGAACTCGAAGAATAAAAAGGTATGCGAAGTAATTGAAAAGTCCATAGAAGATAGACGTGTAGTCCTAGACTATCGCAATATGGATAACCATAGAAACCTAGACCAATATCCAACGTCGGTTATCGTGAATGAATGTTATCGTAATATATTCTTAACTGACATCGAATATCTCTTCTACCTAAGCGACGACGACACACTAGAGCCTGAATGTTTAGAGGAACTAGTTAAGGTATTAGACCAAGGCCATGATGTTTCCTACTGTGCTATCAAGCACTGGACGCAGCAGGAGGCCGGAGGATTCATTGAGAGCCACGATCAGCAAGTAGATAAGCTAAGAGGTATCCAAGAGATAGGGAGTCCCGTAGATTGCATATTCGATGGCGGTCAAATTCTCTTTAGGCGAAACTGTTTACACGAATTAGAGCAACCCTACTATCCAGAAAAGGGAGAACATACAAGCCACTGTGACGGCGTGTTTATGACTAAGTTAATTAGCAAGTTCGCTTGGCATCCAGTAGCGAGCAATAAACCTCTAGTGAATCATCGGAGAACTAAATTATCGGTATGGAGGAATAACCGTGTTTGAGCGAATAGTGTTTCTAGGTGGCAAGGATATAGGGTGTAAGATATTAGAACACCTACTTTTAATGGGTGAGCCTGTTAAGGGAGTAGTTCCAAACAAAGCTGATTGGCCTCCCCATAATTATCCTCCAATCCTTAGAAACCTATCTGAATCAGTCCATTGGTGTCATGGAGAAAATGATTTCGATTTTATCAAATCCCTTGAACCCGATATAATCATAGTCGCCTACTACGACGGCATCTTACCAAAAGAAATTATCGACCTACCGAAACATGGCTGCATCAATATCCACCTAGCCGACGCTGAAAAGTATAGAGGCTGCTACCCAACTGTCCATGCCATTATGAATGGTGATAAAGAATACGGCGTTACAATTCATAAGATAGACGAGGGGATAGACACGGGGGATATTTATGTTAAATGGAATTTCCCCATCGATGAAGGTGTGAACGGCAAGGAGCTATACGACAAAGCCACGCACATAGGGTTTAGGTGCTTCCAATACTTTTGGGATGTCTTTAAAGAAGGAATGATAGCACCTAGAAAGCAAGCCAACGGAACAGCAATCCACCATAAAAGGGAACTGCCATCGAAAGAAATAGAGGTAAGAGGTAACGATAAACGAAAGATACTAGCCCTAGACTTTCAACCGCATGAGCCTTGTTACGTTCAAATAGGAAAAAGGAGGTATCACCTAATTGAGGATACCACTATTAAAGCCTAAATACTTTCCCGAGATAACAGAGGAAATCGAAGCTGTCTTAAAAAGTGGATGGTGGGGTATGGGTAGCATGGTCGAACTATTTGAAGATGAGTTTGTTAAGTTCTTAAATAACAGAGGCCATAATATCAAGTATGCTGTTGCTGTAAATAGTGGAACGGCAGCATTGCATCTAGCATTAAAGGAAAGAGCAGCGGGAAGAAGTGTAGAGCATGGCAATATAGTAGTTCCTGCTTTCACGTTCGCTTCTACGGCTATGGTCGGTCTATACGAGGGTTACGACATACGCTTTGCAGATATCAACCCTAAAACGTATTGTATGGATTTAGAACATGCTCAATCTTTGATAGATGAAAACACCGTAGCGGTAATCCCTGTCAACTTTGCTGGACGTACTTATCATTGTGACGAGAAGTACCGCAGCTTTATTATCGAGGATTGCGCTCACTCCCTAGATATCGCCTCAAAAGTATCTCAATATCAAGCATGGTCTTTTCACGCTGTTAAGCCTATCCCTTGCGGTGACGGTGGAATGATAACAATTAAGAATAATGATGTAGCCTACGAGCGATTAAAGAAATTACGCTGGCTAGGGATTGACAAGGATACTCACGCTAGAGAGAACCGAGGGTATAACTGGGAATATGATATCGGCATGGTTGGATTCAAATACCACATGAATGATTTAACCGCAGCAATCGGATTAGTTCAGTTGAAGCACGCTAACGAAACAAGCGCAGGTAGGGCAGTAATTGCCAATAGATACGATCAGGCTTTCGGTGACGATGAAGAAATCAAGTTACCCCCATTATCAAGATCGTGGCACTTATACGTTATCCAGATGCTACACGGCGATAGAGATGAGTTTATAGAGCACATGAGGTCTAACGGTATCTCGGTAGGAGTTCACTATAAACCGCTTAATCATTACTCAATATTTCCTGACGCTGATTTACCGCATACCGAAGCAGCTTATAAAAGGATAGTGAGTTTACCTATCTATGCAGGTTTGCAAGAGAGCGAGCAGGAATTTATAATACAGAAAACTAGGGAGTGGCTAAAGAGGAGCAGCTAATGAATGAGAATGAGGAAGTATCACAAGACAATCGCACCGATGAAGAAAAGTTTACTTGGAAAATAGTAACCATGATTGGCAGTATCTTTAGAAAAGAACTTGATGAATATTACAAAGACGGATATCCCGATAGAGGCGTTGAGAAAGAGCGAGATATTATCAAATTAGTTAAAGACTTTTATATAGATCAGGTATTAGACGATACTGAAACATATACAACGAAGCCACCGGAAGAATATAGGGATAGCTTAGCTTGGTCGCAAGGATATGTAGAGGGAAGAGATGAAATAATACATCTTCTTGAAAAGAAAAAGGAACCTGTCGTTAGTCCGTTTGATAAAGTAATGAGCTTGTTAATTTTACGGAGCTTTAAGAGTTGGGATAAAGAAATATTAGGCGACTTTGCGACATCAGGCATGATAAACAGCAAAGAAGATGAGATTATTGCGGAGTGGGCTATCAATACAGCAATAGATAATATAGCTAAAAAAATAAGAGCAATGGAGGAAGAATCAAAACCGCAATAGTAGCCATATACAACTATAACCAAGTCGGTCAGGAGGCTTGGCTGTGTCATGGAAGCGGCATGACCTACACGGCAGCGAAACAGGCTGGATGTGACGTAACCCTAATCGACATGAAATCCTTATCCAACTATGCAGAACTGATTAAAAGCTTAGCAGGATATGACCTAGTAGCGTTTGGATTAAAGAGCGCATCGTATCGCATAGGTGAGGAAGTAATTAAGGCAGCAAAAGAGGTAGGGGCTAAAGTTTTAGTAGGTGGTATCCATACCGCTGCTTGTCCGAGTGATTTAGTTGATAATCCTGATATTGATTATGTCTATTACGGCGAGAGCGAGATAACGTTTCCTAAATTCTTAAAGAACCCCGATGATTATGGTCGAGAGATACGAGGGGAGAAGCCAGAGAACTTAGATGACTTACCTTTTATGGATAGGTCGATATTTAGGGAAGCGGTCGAGGATGCTTGCGGATGGTGTGGTCATACTACCCTAGTTTCTGCTATTGCAGCTCGTGGATGCCAATTTAATTGCGCCTTTTGTATGCCTGCCGAGAAGGTACACTTTGGAAAGAAAGTCAGACGGCGATCAGTCGATAACTTCATTGAAGAATTATTGCAGCTAAAAGAAACTTATAACCCTGAGATGTTAATAATCTATGATGACACCTTTTTGCATCAGCCTCCGTGGATAGAAGAATTTATAGAGAAGTACCCCAAAGTAGGCATTCCTTTCTTCGCCTCAGCAAGGGCAGATGGCATTTGTAGATTTCCCCATTTATTAAAAGGCTTGATAGATGTAGGATTAGAGTTGTTATCGGTAGGCTTTGAGTCAGGGAGCCAGCGAGTATTGGACATTTTAGAAAAAGGGACTACGGTAGAACAGAATTATGAGGCTGCCAGATATGCCAGAGAATACAACGTAAGGGCAATCTATGGTAATTATATGCTAGGTATCCCAACAGAGACTAAAGATGAAGTGAGGGCAACTGTGGCAATGGCTAAAACTATAGACGCAGAGCTTAATAGTTGGGCTTTCTTTAGTCCGTATGCTGGTAATAAGTTAGGGGATAAGTGTATCAATGAGGGACTGTCGTTAATGAACCGGCATGAACAGCACAGATATCCGAACGCACCGAAAATAAAAGGCGTGGACTATGACTTTTTACATAATGCCATAGCAGGGAAGGTATAGGAGGAGCAGAATGGATGCACAAACGATTTTTGATAATGCGATTGTAGCTCAGAGAGCCGAGGAAATGAAGACATCAGAACAATTAACTCTAGGTGAATTGATTATGAGTTTAGAGAAATGTCAGCAAGGGGCTGATATCAGCTTTGATTTTGAACACGCAAGACCAACAGACCTTACAAGCTACAGAGGAAATTACAGAGAACTAGCTATATGCTTTGATTTTGATACAGAATTTTTAAAAGTGTCTAAATTTGTCGATATGTTAAAAGAGGCTATTGGAAAAACATATCAAGGCTGGAAAGGTGGCGATTTTCTAATGGGGAAAACTACACCAATGTGGGCTGCGAATAGTGGCAGCTGTGGACAGACAGCAATCATAGAGGTTGTAGACGATGAACTTGAGGTCATGTTAGTAACAAAAAGGTTAGGATACTAATGGACAAACAAGACTTTAACCGCAAAGAGAAAGACGCACCCTTTAACAGGGCTACCCCTACTAAGATAGTAGATACTAAAATACTTCCAAGCGGTGAGGTAGTTAATAAGTGGCAAGATGGATTATGGAGAAACGATAACGGGACTATTGTTACGGTGGCTGAAAAGGAGCAGAAATGACAAAAACGTTTAACGGAGAACACTATCTAATAACTACGGACGATTGGTTTTATGCGCCAGATGGACAGAGTTATAAAGCAGTATGGGGTAAGGCACAGATTAGCAGCGATGAGGAAGTGTTAGGCTTCAAAGGGAGAGCGTCGGCAGCTAATTGGTTTTTAACAGTTACGGGAGATAAAACAAACTGCCCTTTAATCGTGGCTGGGTGCCAAGTTCATTACGCTGTGATTTGCAATGATGAGCCGATAGGGTCTCATGTTTACAAACCATAACATGAACATCTTACAGAGCGACATAGACGAAATGAAAAGGGTAGAGGAAAAGGTTGTTGCGGAAACGATTAACGCAAATATCTTAAAGGCTTTTAGTAATTGGGAATATAAAGACATACTAAAAACAGTGTTGAGAGGTCAAGCTTATCCATGTAGGTGCATGATAATACCATCAGACTTTAAAACACCCAAGGAACGCATAGAGGACATAATAGATAAGCTAGAAGATGAGGAGCAGCAGTGAAAACATTAAAGGAATTTTTAAAGCTACTTAGCAGGGCAGGGTTTACGATAACCATCAGCCTTAGATATTCAACATTAACGTTAGCAATAGTTATTATCTATTTAATCTGGAGCTTAATTTGAAAATAGCCATAGGCATTATAGGATACGTTTCAAACGACCTACATCAAGAGTTTTTAGATAAGACTATCCAATCTATCCATAGTGACGAGCATGAGGTTGGGGTAATCATTTACCCTAACAAGTACGACCACAAAGCGTGGGATACGACATCAAGCAAGTCTTGGAATGAATACAATGGGGCATACCCTATTTTTTGCCCTCACGATTTGAGACCAGAAAATCCTGTATCGGTTGCTGAATCATGGAATAATCTTACGGACATTGCGTTTGGGGGGTTGAGTCATTCAACTGATTACTTACCAGCCGACTATCTCATAATCGCTAATTCAGATATCCTATTCCATCCAAAGGCTATTGATAATCTAGTTAAGTTTGCCGAGGAGCATAAAGAGTTTATTATGTGGACTTCCGCTATACACCCTAACCTTAGGACGCTTAAAAACGCTAAGACTGGAAATGACATAGGGGAGCATCCTCACTTTAGCTGCTTTATGATTAACAAAGATTACATAGATAAGGTTGGGGGATTTGATTCAGGCTTCCAAGCTGCCTATCTTGAGGACGCAAGCGCACATTTTAAGATATTAAGGCTAGGATATAAGGCAGGAATAACAACTTCATCTCTATTCTATCATGCTGGGTCAAGGACTATCGAATGTGACCCTGAACTGAAAAAAAAGAACATGGTAACTCATCAATTAAATAGAGAGTATTTTAAAAGGAAACACGGCTTTGATGTCGATGGGGTTGGATTTTCCCCACCAGAAAAGATGCTAGAGGTGGGTTATCCATATCCGTTCAATAATGAGACTAAAGACTGGAAAGATTATTAGAAAAGGAGCATCTGTTTAATGGGAAAGAAAAAGAGTCCGAAACAAAGAGAGCTAGAACAGAGTAGAGGTAAGAGGCAACCGACCCCACCAAAGAAGAAACTATCAGGCGTTAGGATACTAGCAGTCTGTGATTCGCCCAGAATTTCTACCGGATTTTCTAAGGTTTCGCAACAACTTTTAACCCGCTTCGCTAGAGAAGATGCCATGATAGATATTATAGGCGTTAACGACATGGGCGGTTGGTATCATCCAAACGAATACCCCTTTAGAATCTACCCAGCTATGCCAGGAGCCAGTCAAGGCGGAGATGTATACGGTAGGACTGTATTACAAGCAGCTCTTACAGGAAAGCACTCTGAACTACAACCAGCATGGAATT